TAATACTTTAGGGAGCTTCGAAAGAGCGCCTAGAGCAGTAACTTTAAAACTTTGCACTAATGCATTAGATCCTGCTGTGCGAACGCTTTGGTTAATGTCTGTGACGTATCCGCCAAAGATAGGTTTAAATGTGTTTGTTGAATCTTTAATTTGCAATGCAAAAGAATTGTTTACATCGATGGCTATTGCTGATTGGTCTGTGTTGATGATTTCGACCGTACAATATCCTGCTACTGGCTGTTGATAGATATCAGTACGACCAGATGTAATCGTAAGATTAGCAAGGGTTACTGTTGTGTATGTGCCCCCATCTATCGATAGTTGCCAGACTGGGTTCCAAGCAGTCATCGATCGAACGCACCTGCGCCTAGAGTTCCGCGTGCTGTTGAATCGTTAAGAATTTCGACTATCTGGCGAGCAGTAGATTCTGAGTCGATAGCCCCATTTACTGTGATGTTGTATTGCTGCATAGATTTGGCTTCGCCCATTCTGAACGTGCCATAACCAAAAGGATCTACCTTTTGAACTCCCATAAGTTGATCTACTAAATCTTGCAGTTGATTTGCATCGGCTTGAAGTTTGTTTAAAGCATTTACTTGGCTAGATCTAGAAGTTCCAACTGAACCGCCGCCTTTTGGTGTTAAACCGCCGCCAGTAAGACCGCCAAGAATTCCGCCAGTTATAGATGAACTAGGTCCAAAAGAACCGCCGCCGCTAATTGCCATAGGCGCTCCGCCTGTTGCAAAACTCTGCGTTCCCCATGCAGAAGCAAATGCAGTTCCTTGAATGCTTTTAATCTTGCTAATTCCAGCGCCGAATAGGTTAAGGAATCCGATAACCTGATTAGCCATTTCAACAATAAAGCTGATTAATTCTTTGATAATAGTTACTACGACTTTAGCAGTCTGAGCCACAAAATTTAAGACTGTGACGAATCCTTCCATACTGGATTTGCCGTCTGTTGAAAAGACTGCCGCTAATTGTCCAACGTTTTTAGCAAGAGATCTAATGGTAAGTCCAAGATCATACGCTGCTATTCCAGTTTGATCTAAACCTTCTACTGCCCCATCGTTGCCAGTTAATCCAGCAATAAATGCATTAAATGCTGGTAGGGCTTGGGTGTTAATAAAGTTGATTAGACCTTCCATAACAGGCAACAGCGCAAAACCGATAGTTTCTTTTGCTTCATCAAAGCCGATGCGCATCTGTTCCATCTTGAATGCAAGAGTGTCTGCGTTAGCACCTAGATCTGGATAGATTTCATTTATTCGGTCTAGAATTTCGGCAAATGTCTTGCCCTTAACTTCGGCTGCTGATAAACCGATTCCTAGTCTCGCAAGAGATGTAGTGTTTCCATCCTGAGCCTTAGCGATAGCATTAGCAACAGTTTGTAATTCAACTCCGCTATTTACCGATACTCTTGTGGAGACTTCTAATAGATCCTGTGCTTCTTTAACTGAATTAGTCGATAGGGCTAGGCGCTCTAAGGCTGGGCGCAATTCTCCGTCTGATTTAGCAGTTTGAATTGCAAGGGTTGATAAATACTTTTCTGTCGATGCAATTTGAGCATCTGTTGCATTAGTTGCATTTTTAAGCGTGGTTGCTAATTTGGCTTGTGCTGCTTCATCTTCAACTGCTGCTTTAACGCCATCGATGCCTAATTTAATTGCATAGGCTCCTGCTGCGGCTGCGGCTACTGCAAATGCCTTAGCTGCAACGCCGCCAAACTTACTTAATTTATCGCCGAATGTATCGACTTCTTTTGTGCCTTTATCAAGATTCTTAGTAAACGCATCAATATCTGCAATGAGTTTAAGGGTTAATGCTCTAGTACCTGATGCCATTATCCCCACTCTTTCAAGATGTTATTAAATGCTTTAGTCCATTCAGCAACTACGTATGGTTGCTCTTTACGCAAGGTTGGATAAATAAACCAACCGCGAGAACCGCGACCTTCTCTACCAGACCAAACTGGGAACTGCTTATATTTATTAGATCCGAATTCTGAACCGCCCCAAATTGTTTTAGTGGTTGCCCCACCTGAAAACTTTTGAGCTGCAAAACCGTAAGTAATCTCGCCAATCTTGGAAGACTTTTTAACCTTTGAGCCTTCAGCGATGCGACCAGCCACAGCCCTAGAATTAAGGCTGCGTGCTGTGTCGATCACCTTTAAGCGAACATAATCTGAGATATCGCCAGACTGGCGCTGAGCTTCTTTCGTTGCCTCTTCGTTCATGTTTTTAAACGCTTTAAATACCTTAGAGAGTTCGGCTTTATCTAGACCAGTTTCAGCCATTACCGTTCCTCTCTTTTAATATCTCAAACGCTGTTATTACATCTTCTGCCGTCTGCCATTCACTCATTGGAATTCCTGTTGCTATTGCTAGCGATATTAGAATTCTATTTATGCTTCCGACTTCGTGGCTTTTGGGCTATCTGTGTCTCCAACAGTAACTTCCGCTACGTTTTCCATCCAGACTTCCAAACTCTTAACAGGCTTTCCGCCTGCTTCACGCTTCATTGCGTGATAAGCCAAGAACATTAGATCCCACATTCCTATGGAGTCTTGCGCTTGCCCTATCGTCTTTCCTACTGCCTTTTCCCACTTCGCCCATTCAGGTGGCTGGCAAACATAAGTTTCCTTTTCGCCTGAATTAAACTCTATTAAGATTGGTAGTTTCATTTTATTGCTCCCTAGTTAGATGTTATGAGAATGTCTCTGCAACTTCTCCGCGTGCTACTTTCCAAACGAAATCAACAGTCTGTGCATCTGTTCCTGCACCGCCTGCTGTTGGATAGTCTAGCAATACAGGGAACACAAATTGCGCACCTGTGGCTGCTGTTAATGTTACTGAAACTTCTGAGTTTGGAGCTGTATCAAGAGCAGTCCAGATTGCTTCACATACTGATCCAGTCTTGCCCCAGTCTGCGAGCATGGAAAGAGCAAAAGAACCTTCAAGATTTGTAACTTTGTAAGCTTCGCCATCGAGTGTCTGGTACACCTCGCGAACTACGTTCTTTGTTAGAACTGCGCTTGTTGCTTGGGCTTCGACATCTGTTCCACCTGTGAAAGATAGAGAAACATCGCGACCTGTAATTACTGTGGTTGCCATTATTTATCCTTAGTTTGTTTGTGTGTAGTAAGTGGAAACTCTGATATCGGATACCAAGACATTTGATGCCCCGACCTGAGTAACTGTTGGTTTTTCTACTGCTCCAATGGTGTAACCAACTGGTATAACCGCTAGAACGCTCATTATTAACTGCTCCAAGTTATCTAGTGAAGCAGCGTTATTGTTATAGGCAACGCCGCATGAGATCACTAGATTAATCTTTGTGTGTAGCGTTGATTTATTAATAGTCTCTAATTCAAGGTATGGAGAATCTGGAACGTTTACGCAAAACGGAACGCTTGGAGTCTCTGGCACAAATGCATAAACGTTAGCCGCTACTGTGCTTAATGCATTAGATAGTGGCGTACGAACGGAACTTAGAATCGTTGATGCTGGCACTATTGAGCAATACTTTCGATATCGATGTAACTGCCTAAGAGACCAGACACTCTATTGAAAAGTGATCGACCTAACCGATAAGGCGAAACGTTTGTGAAATCTACGCCTTCCATCTGTCCACCTGCTTGGTTGCGAGATGTAAAGACTTCGACGGATACAGCTAACGTTGCTTGCTCTACTGCTGGGTTTCCAACGTAATTAGATGCATTTGTAAGTGTGGCTGTACCTGCGGGAATAATGTTCTTAAATAATACATCTGCGTTTGTGATGTCGCAGGAGAATGTAAATTCTGTTGGTTCGGCATTAACTGTACGTGTGCCGTTAAATGGGCTACCGCATCCTGCAATTACAACGCTAGAACCTTCGGTAAATTCGTGTGGCAATGTTGTATCAAATGTTGCAATGTTATCTGTTAATACTACTGACTGAATCGGCACACTAAAAGTTGTAAGCATTGGCAAGATTACAATTTCAGCCGCATCTATGCAGTCATTTAAAACCGCATCGCTGTATAAAGAACTAGACACGCCAAGCACAGCTCTTAATTCATTGGCTGTAATAATTGTTGGCATGTCTAGTCCTTTCGTACGACTGGGGGGACGATCGGGAGCAACCGCCCCCCCATGATTAGTTGATTACGCTACGTTTAGTTTACGGAACGCTGCTGGGTAGCGATTAACTACTGCTGCATAGCCGTAAAGTCCGATTTCCAACTGACCATTTGCAACAACGTTTGCACGAAGTTGGATGGTGCCTGATTCATGGAATCGCATTGCGTTTGATGGATAAACGAGTGCATGCTTAGCGTTTGCATCGTCACCTGTGTAGTTAGGATCTACAACTAATGAAAGTCCTGCGACTGTTCCTGCTGTTGAACCTTGTGAGATAAGACCTGCTGCGTTTTGTGGAGCAGCAGCAGCAAATAGTGGACGGTTTGAACCATCTACTGCACCTAGAAGACCTGAGAAGTCGATTCCGTCTTCTCCGCCTGTTGTAGCAACCAATAGACGGTTTGGAGTCATACGCATTACGCCGAATGAGTCTGCAATACCGAGTGCAATTGCCTTGTAGATTGAAGATGATGAAGATTGTGTTGCATTCTGTGCAGCAATTTGCGCAGCGTATGCATCTGTCTTCTGTGCGTATGATGCAGCAAGTTCACGAAGATATAGATCTAAGAATGATGGGTCTGAACGGTCTACAAGTTCTAGATCGAGTTTTCCAGCGCCAGCAAACTTAACTACTGTGTCCTCTTGGAATGTTACTGCTGTGTCTTGTGATGCAAATTCTGCACCTTCGGCTGTTACACCTACGATTGCTTGCGCACCTAATTTAGGAGTGAAAATTTTCATTCCGCTTGCAGGTAATGCAGCAGTCTCAATGCTTGAAATAAACGGACGTGAGTTATCGATAATTCCGATAACATCCTTTAAGTATGTTGGTGGAACCATACCTGTGTTTTCTGCAACTGTTGCAACAGCAAGAGCAGCTAGAAGATCGCGTGCATCTGCATCGCCGCGTGATGCTGCGAGTTGTGCTTTAGCAACTTGACCTGCTGTTACGTTTAGGTCGATGCGTGGAGATGTGTAGGCAACAGGAGCGTTTGCTGTAACTGTTGGTTCTGACTTGGCGGCTTCAACCACTTCGGTTGTTGCCTCTGAAATGGTTTCGGACACTAGGTCTTCTCCTTCTGGTTGGGTTTTGTTTTCATCCTGAACTTCTGGTTCAGAAATTTCTTCTACTGCATTCTCGCTTGCAGCTACGCGCTCAACTCTTGCAGAATTTATTGCTGGATCTGTAACTAAACTGATTTCATGCACAGTAGCTGATGTAATTACCATTACGCCGTCTTGATTATCCCATGCGTTTACTTTAACTCCAACGCTAAAACCATCGCGTAGTCCTGTGCTTGCCTCTTCAATTGCATCGTCTGCTGAAAATGTTTTAGCAAGTCCAAATGTGGCTTGCACATCGGTAGCAGTAATTTCATGGCTCTTTAGGAACCCGATTGGTCTTGTACGATCATGCTCTAAAAGCAATTTTGTTTTCTTATTAAATGTTAATGAGTTAGGCGCGAAGATTGTCTCTCCTGCGGATGTGTAACCCTTTTCACCCCATGCAACGATGCGACCTGAAATCTCACGCTTTGATGCATCGGCAGCGATTAAATTAGATGAGAAATTAATTTCCATTATCGATTAGGTCTTCTTCCTCTTGGATTTGTTCAACCGACATTGCGCCGATTCTGTTGAGAATTTCATAAACTTGCGCACGCTCTAATGCTGAACCACGCAAGAAATCATCTAAATCAAAACGAACTACTTGACCAGCAGGTACGAAATCAGCAAAAGATAAACGCTGTTCAATGGCAGTTAAGATTGGACGTAATGAAAAGTCCAAAAGACCTTTACGCTCTGATAGTGCATTTGAATAAGTCATGGATGTAGTTTCGGCACTAATAAAGTATGCTGGAATACCTGCTTGACGTGCAATCTCTAATGCGACGTATTGACGTGCTTCTGCTAACTGTAATGATGCTGGATCGAAGCCAAGTACCTCTAGATTAACGTCTGCGTTTAAGAATGCTGTGGAGTTATCTTGGCGAGACTTCGACCAACTATTGATAAGCGAGCGAATGCGCTCTGCTGTTAGGTTTGTGCCATTAGATTTTAATACTGTTGCTGGAACTGGATTCTTAGCATAGTTAAGAGCTGCTTTTTCTAACCATACTGCGGCATTTACTGTGCGACCAGCTCTAGATCCGAAACCTTCGTCTAAACCTTGAAATGCAATTACGCTTCCAACGCCAGATAATGGAGCGCGCTTACCCTGAATTGTGTAACCAATAATTTCAGTTTGCATTGCGTTATATTCTGGAGATACCCATTCATAAGGAATACGTGTCCAGTCTTGAATGCGACCATCTGCGTAAAGTTCGTTTACAACGCCATAACCTACGCCGTAATACCAAATATCGAATGCTAAGAATGAATAAACTACTGATCCAGCAATTCTGCGATCTGGTTGATTAATGCAACGATTAGCTTCTACATGTTGCCCAGTAGATTTAATGTAAACCTCTTTTGGCAGCGTGCCGATTGTGCTTGTAATAATTCCGCGAGCGCGTGCGACGCTAGGAACAGTAAGAGCCTGAGCAGCAGGTACGAAAGTATTACCATCTAATGCTGCAAGTAAATTACTAACTTCAAATGGCGCAAGAGCAGCCGCCACATCGACTTGATGTCCGATTTCTGGCGTTTTAGTTGTAAATAAGTCTTTAATTCCCATTAGTGGTAAATTATACACTAATGTCCGAATTATCCTACTATAATATCTACTTCCGTTTCTGGGCGAGTTGCGAAATGGCTAACCATTGCCATTGCAACCGTCGCGCAAATAGTGGCGTTAGATGCTTTTCGTCCTAAATACCATCCGCCATCCTTAAATGGCAGTTTTACAGCGCTAAGAGCCTGAGCAGTTAATTCTGATTGCCCTGTATGGATCAATCTGCCAGATGTAATAGCTGAGAGCATTTCGTCGCACGCTTGACCGTATAACGCGCCATCGATCGGATAAGTCTGAATACCTGCTGGAGCTAAACGAGCTGCAACTGCTCCTGCTGTTTGCTTGGAATATGCAACTGTCTGTGTCTGATACTTTCGAACCCAATCTGCTATTTCGTTAGCCATCTGTTTATCGTCTAGGTTTACTGGGTTACTAAACGTTGCTAAAAGCGCCACGATAAATTGATCTCCACGCTGTTGAGCCGCAAGTAATGCCCCCTCTTGGCGATTCGGACTTAAATCTATTGCCATCCATGTAGTCGCTTCACGATCTAACTTAGCTTCAACATCTGCACATGCTTCCCAATTCGTAGGGTTGATTGCTGGGTTTACAACTGAGACCCATTGGCATAAGACTTCGGTTCGGATAATAGATTCATCATCGTTTAGGACTGCGCGTAAATTATCTGGATGCACCGTATAGCCTAAAGATGGGTTTGCTTGCCTTGCGCCTTCCCAGAATGCTGGCGAATCATCTACTGGAGTCTCTGGGGGAGCAGACCACTCAAACCAAGCAATTTGATCTACGCTTCCAGCGATTGCGGCTACTGCTCGCTCCCTAAGTTTGTTTAAAACTATCGAATGTTGGTCTCCAGCGTTGCTAAGAACTAAAGTCATTGGGTTCTTAGAACTCATCTGGGTATAACGCATTGAAGACCAGACATCCATGTCTTTATATTCTCGGACTTCATCCATGTAGATCGTATCGACTGCTGCAATACCGCGAGCTGCTGAGTTATTAGCTCGAACTAAGTAACGTTCACCAGACTTTAGCCGAATCTCCTGAGATCCTTTAGATTCGAACTTTTTATGAAACCTTGCTAAAAGTTCTGGCGTTGATTGAATGATTTGGTCAATCTTGTAAAAGATTTCTGAAGACGTTGTAAGTTTGTGAGCCGTAGCCACTTGCAGCTTCTCGCCAAGTTCGTACATCTTGAACAGGATCAGTAGAGACATAAACGTGGACTTACCTTGCTGGCGGCTTAGAACAATTCCGACTTCGGATGCACCCCAGCGCCCATCGTCTTTAAACTTCAAGACTTCGTGGGCTAACAATTCCTGCCACGGTAGCAGCGGCATGTCGATTCTTTTACAGAATTCTATGAACTGGTCACCCTTTGATGGCAAATCTAGAGATTTAGTGCGTATCCGTGGCTCTGTGATGCCTCTAATTCCGTCTGTAAGCCGATTTAAGGCTGTTTGGTCTGATTCAGGCATATCTAGTCTGATTCATCTTGATAGTGGCTTATCGAGTCGTTTTTGGGGGTAAAAGAAACAGGGAGAGTCTGGGTC